ACTGCTATTATTCTTCTAAAAAACTGGTTGCAGACGCTAGTATGTATGTTATTTTAGAGAATGGATAACCCTACCAGCCATAGGGTTATTACTTGACTTTTATTTGCAATTCGGGTATAATATAAATATAAGAATTAAGAGGGTAATCAATGAAATCGTTCCAGACATTCCTAAAAGAAGAAGCCGAAGAAGGCTCTAAATTAAAGCATATTACTCATCCAGAGGATCGTCCACTGTTCCATGGTCATGAGGGTTTCGAACATGCTCATGGCGCATTGACCCATGCTCATGAACATATGAAGTCTGGTGCAAATAATAGCAACCTCACTACAAAATATGATGGTTCTCCAGCTGTTGTGTTTGGACACCATCCTAAGAACGGAAAGTTCTTCGTAGCTACTAAGTCTGCGTTCAACAAAGATCCAAAAATTAACCACACCCCTGCTGACATCGAAAAGAATCATGGTCATGCTCCTGGTTTGGTTCACCATCTGAAAGCTGCTCTTGAGCACCTACCAAAAGTTACACCAAAGAAAGGTGTTTATCAAGGCGACTTGATGCACTCTGGTGGCGAACATGGTTCAGTTACTCATGACAAGAAAAAAGGAACTGCTTCCTTTACTCCAAATACAATTACCTACACAGCCCATGGCGATGAAGCCAAGAAAGCTGCTAAGTCTAAAGTAGGTATCGCTGTTCATACTCAATATCATGGTAAAGACATCGCTTCTATGTCTGCCCATCATGATGTAAATCACAAAGACTTTGGTCAGCATCCTGATGTTCATCACCATGATGCTAGTCATGATACAAGCAAGATTAGTTATCCACAAAGCGAACAAGATACTTTCCATAAGCATATGAATGCTGCGAAAGCAATTCATGATACTCATGGTTCTAAAATGTATGGCGCAGTTCATAAAGCGCATAGTGGCGAAGCTGGACACCTTGGAACATATATTAACAAGACAGTTCGTAATGATGAGATTCCAACTGCCAAAGGTTTCCAACAACACCTTACTGATGTTCATGAAAAGAAAGCATCTAAGTTGAAGTCAGAAGCTGGTCAAGCAAAACACAGAGAAGAAGGTGCTTCTCAAGTTACCCATGTTGAAAAAAACAAGGGACACTACGAAAATCTATTGAACATGCATCATCACTTGGCTCAAGCAAAGAATACTTTGGTTAATTCATTAGAGTCTGGTCATGACAAATACGAACACCATATTGAAGGTAAAGAATCTAAGCCAGAAGGTTTCGTTATCAATCACGAACACAATGGTAAAACTGAACCATCTAAGTTAGTTAATCGTGCAGAGTTTGCGAAAGCAAACTTACTCAAGTCAAGAAAACCAAAGGAAGCAGAATGATATCCTTTAAAGATTATCTAGAAGAAGGCAAGCGTGGATTGTGGGATAATATCCACGCTAAGCAAGAACGAATCAAGAATGGTTCTGGTGAAAAGATGCGTAAGCCAGGATCTAAGGGTGCGCCATCAGCTGCTGACTTTAAAGCGTCTGAAGCAACTTCTAAAAATGAAGAAGTTGATCTTGGAGAAGATGCTAAGGGATATAAGAATCCAACTGGTGGTCTAACTCAAAAAGGTCGCGACCATTATAATAACACTACTGGTTCTCATTTAAAAGCACCAGTGACAACTCCTCCTTCAGAATTAAAGGCTGGCAGTAAAGCAGCTAATCGACGTAAGTCTTTCTGCGCCAGAATGTCTGGTGTTGAAGGTCCAATGAAAGATGAGCATGGTAAGCCAACTCGTAAAGCGCTCGCATTAAGAAAGTGGAATTGCTAATGTTATCATTTAAATCTTTTATTAAAGAAGCGTCCGATGGTTCGGTAACTAAACAACCATCACATCATGTTATGGCATTTGGTCGTATGAATCCAATTACTCATGGTCACCAAGCAGTAGTTAATAAGGTTCATGAAGTTGCCAAAGAACATGATGCCAGCCACAATGTTGTAGTTTCCCATAGCCAAGATGCTAAAAAGAATCCACTGACTGCTCAACAGAAAGTTAAGCATGCTACCAATGCCTTTAAGGGAACTAAGATTACCGCTGCCAGTAAAGAAGCACCTACTATCCTTCACCATGCTGCACAAGCACACGCTGCAGGTGCTGAACACCTGCATGTAGTCGCTGGTTCTGATCGCCATGAAGAAATGCATAATCTATTACACAAATATAATGGTAAAGACTCTGCCCATGGTCACTATAACTTTAAATCCATAACTGTTCATTCTTCTGGCGAACGCGATCCAGATTCAGAAGGAACCAGTGGTATCTCTGCCAGCAAAATGCGCGAACATGCTGCATCTGGAGATAAGAAATCATTCCATGCTGGTGCTCCAACAGGTATGAGCGCAAAACATAAAGATGCTATGTACCAAGATGTTCGAAAGGGCATGGGCGTCAAAGATTAAATCACCTAAATAATAGAGATATAATTTTATAGATGGGTCAACATGAAGAACTTTAAGCAATTAATAAAAGAATTACCTTCAAATCGTGTCGTAGCTGCTTTTGGGCAGTTCCAGCCACCTACAGCTGGTCACGAACATCTGGTCAAGGCAGTCCAATCATTAGCGACTTCCGCTGACCATGTTATCTATGCTTCTACAAACGAAGATAAGAAACACCCTCTCCCAGTAGATAGAAAAGTTTATTTCCTCAAGCGTATGTTTTCTGAGGCAAATTTCCAACCAACAGGGTTCGAATCTATCACTGAAGTTGCTTATGAACTAAGCAAGAAATACAAACACTTAACTGTTGTTACTTTTTCTGATAAGGTAGCTGAGTATGAATCTCAGTTAAAAGAAAACAATGGTAAACTTTACAGTTTTGAAACAATTAAAGTTGTTTCCGCAGGCGATATAGATCCAGATAGTAATACAGTCTCCGCCATTTCTGGCGTAGCAATGTGTGAGTCTGCCAAGAAAGGTAACTTTACACAGTTCAAGAAGGGTGTTCCTCATACACTTACAGAGTTGGACTCCCGTCGTCTTATGAATGATGTCCGTAAGGGAATGGGACTTGAACCAATTCGCGAAACTATCAATCTAGTTAAAGATGAAATTCGTGAACAATATTTCCGTGGCGAAATTTTTAATCTTGGCGACATCGTTGAATCTGCTGGCGAGCAGTTCGAAATTGTTAAGCGTGGCTCTAATCACTTATTAGTTAAAGCTGTCGATGGCAGTTTAGTTTCCAAGTTTATTACTGATGTAACAGAAGCTGTTAAAGATGTAACAACTGCAGAAGTTGAAAAGAAATCTAAAAAGGCAGATAAAAAATCTGCTTCCTCAGAAAAAGAAGTTGACATTGCCGAGCCAGAAGAAGGTAAACCAATGTCAGTTCTTCCAAAGAAAAAAGAAGATCCAAAGAAAAATCAAAGCGACTTCTCTGAAGCACATAAACTCGGCGACAAAGTTATTATGACTGGTGGTCCAGCTGATATTAAAGGTAAGACTGGTCGCATCGGAGAGATCCGCAAGCGTTGGACTGGCGATACTAGCACATATACTATTGACCATGATAAAGGTTCAATTCAATTAAAACCAAAACATTTCAAAGCGTTTAAAGAACACATTGAAAAAGTTAAAGGTGGTTATGAAGTTGAAAGCGAACACGGTAACAAGAATCTTGGTAAATCAAAATCATTGTCTGCTGCCAAGAAGCGTTTGAAACAAGTTGAATATTTCAAACACATGCATGAAGAGCATGATGATCAATATGAAATGGCTCAAGAGTTTAAGAAAACTGCCGAGCAATCTAAAGCTGCTGGTAATCATGGAGCGTACCATGCTCATATGGCTAACCACCATGACCATGTTGGACAGTGGCATGAAAAGAAAGGTCGTTCTGCTGCTGCCGAAAGAGAATATGATAAAGCAGCTGAACATCATGAACAATCTTTGAAACATCCATATATTTCTGAATCATTTAGCAGAATTGAACACAACGGCGACCATAAGAAAATTACTCATGGTGATGACTTTAATATTATGATTGGTAAAGAACACCATGCTAAGATTAGTGGTTTAGAGCACGGCGAGCGTCATGTTTTTAAGTGTAAAGAAGGTAATGAATATGGTTGCTGGCGTAGCAATGATCATTTACACTTTAAGCGCCACTCTGGGGACAGCGGTCTTCACAGTAACATGAGTGTTATAATTCCAGTTGCTCAGTGGAACAATCAAGATGCTATGGGTCAAGATAAACCTGTCAGCGAAAGTGCTTTAGTTGAATCTGCTCCATTTAAAGATTTAAAATCAGCAGTTCATTATGCCAGCGAAAAAGTTAAAACTCATCGCGATCATGAAGATGGAATCGAAGTTTATAAACATAAAGCAGGTGGTTACGATGTTAATCACACAATGAATGCCAATGGTCGTAATGCTCTACATGGTTCGGGTGCTAAACATCTTGGTACAGTGTACAGA